CTCGATGTCTGGCCGATCTTCGAAGCCTTCCAGCTGACCTTCGTCTCCAAAGGCCTGCTGCTGGAACAGGAAAAAAACGTCTCCGCGCCCTTGCCGAATGGTCCTTCGGCGGGGGCGAGCGATACTGTGAAGCATGCACGCAAACCTGCCAAGACTGCCCGGCGCGGCTGAACCGACCCACCACCTTTGAAGGCTGGCAGGTCTGGGACCTGGTCGGTCGTCTGGGCGGCCAGCTCCGCGTGCTGCCGGGCGCGGTGATCGGATGGGACATGACGGCCGCGCTCGCCCTTGGGGACGCACTTGGCACTCCGCCCTTGGTCATGGCCGAACTGCTGCCCGCCGTTGAGGCGGTGATGGTGGCAAAACTCAACGAACAGATGGATCACTCCCATGGCTGAGAAACGCGTTTCTGTCCGACTTGCCGCAGTCGGCGGCCGACAGGTGCGTGCCGAGCTGGAAGGTGTCGGTGAGGCCGGGGCGCGCGGCTTTGGCCGCCTTAGCCGGGAGATGGAAGCGGCCAACACCCGCCTCGCGGCGTTTTCCCGTCGTGTTACGGTGGCTGCCACCGCCGCAGTGGCCGCCGCTGCTGCTGCTGGCGTGGCGATGGTCCGATCCGGGCTGCAGACCGTCGACGCGCAGGCCAAACTGGCTCAGTCTCTCGGGACCACGGTCGCCTCGATCCAGACGCTGGAGCGCGCGGGTGAACTCGCGGGCGTCTCCATCTCCGGGATCGAACAGGCGACCAAGGATCTGACACGCCGCCTCAGCCAGGCTGCCGCCGGGACTGGTCCCGCTGCCGACGCGCTGGACCGTCTGGGGCTCTCGGCCACCGACCTGATCGCTCTGCCGCTCGACCAGCGGGTGGGCGCGATCAACGCCGCCATCGAGGCGTTCGTGCCGGTCGCCGAGCGTGCGGCTGTCGCCGGTCAGCTCTTCGGCGAAGAAGGCTCCATCGCGATGTCGCGCATCGACACCGCGACTCTGCGCCAGGCGACCGAGGACGTCCTCGCGTTCGGTGTCGTCGTGTCCGAGCAGGATGCCGACCAGATCGAGCGGACTAACGATGCCATATCGCGGCTCGGCCTGATTTGGCGCGGGCTGTCGAACCAACTGGCTGTCGCCGCAGCACCAGCGCTGGAAGCGGTCGCGAACGCGATGGCGGCCGTGGCCAACCGCACCGGGCCACTCGGCATCGCGATCCGAGGCCTGTTCGACAATATCGGCCGTCTGACCACCTATGCCGCCACTTTTGTGGCCTTTCTTGCAGGGCGTTGGGTCGCCGGGATGGCCGTGGCGGCCTTGTCGGTGCGCGGTGTCGCCACAGCGCTGGTCCTGCTGCGCGGCGCGCTGATCCGCACGGGCATCGGGGCGCTGATCGTCGGCGCGGGCGAGCTTGTCTACCAGTTCACCCGCCTCGTGTCGGGCGCGGGCGGATTTGGCGAGGCGATGTCGCTCCTGAAGGACCTCGCGGTCGAGGTCTGGGACCGCATCAAGATGGGGGTTGCGGCGGCGGGCGCTGCCGCCACGGCGATGTTCTTCGACCTGAAGGCCGATGCCGCCTCCGGCATGCAGAGCGCCATCGAGAGCGTCGTGGCCTTTGGCAATACGGCGGCGAACACCTTCGAGGGGGCCTATGAGGCGATCAAGGCGATCTGGGGCCTGCTCCCGGCGGCCATCGGCGATCTGGCGTTTCAGGCGGCCAACAGCCTGATCGACGGCGTCGAAGCCATGCTGAATGGCGTCGTTTCGCGCATCAATACATTCATCGGCGGGATCAACCAGGGACTGGAAGCGCTCGGGTCGGAGCGGCGCATCTCGATCATCCCCGAACTTGAGCTGGGTCAGATCGAGAACCGTTTCGAGGGTGCCGCGACGGCCGCGACCACCGCCGCGCAATCCGCCTTCGACCGCGCTTTCGAGAACAACCCGCTGACTGCGCCCGATCTGGGGCTCACCCAGGCGGCCAATACTGCACTTGCCACGGCCAACACGTATCGCGGTGCCGCGCAGGATTTGGCCGAAGGCGCGCGTGCGCCACTCGCCAGCTGGCAGGCCCTGCGTGACGCGGTGCAAGGCAGCAATGAGGGTGGCGCAGACGCGCTGACCGAAGCAACGGACGCGGCTGAGCGTTTGGAGACCACCCTTGGCGATGCCGGACGAGCGGCCACGGGTGCAGGTGCTGCGGCCGGGGCTGCTGCCGCTGCCGCCGAACCCGACACCGAAGCCGCCGTCACCGGCTGGCAGGCGGTCACTGCTGCGCTCAGCGACTATGCCAGCAGGGCCCGCGACATCGGCGGCGATATCGGCCAGGCGCTGGTCGGTGCATTTCAGTCGGCAGAGAACGCGGTCGGAGACTTCGTGAAGACCGGCAAGCTGGATTTCCGGGATCTGGTTACCTCGCTGCTGGCCGATCTCGCCAAGCTGGCCGCGCGACGGTTCATTTTGGGACCGATCGCCAATGCGCTCTCCGGGGCACTCGGCGGCGCGGGCGGTATGTTCGCCAACATCCTGCACGGGGGCGGAATGGTCGGAGCGACTGGACCCTCGCGGATGGTCCCGGCGATGGCGTTCGCGGCTGCGCCCCGGATGCATAGCGGCGGCGTTGCAGGGCTCCGCCACGACGAGGTGCCTGCAATCCTGCAGCGGGGCGAGCGGGTGCTGTCGCGGCGTGAAGCACAGAGCTACGGCGGCGGTGGGGTCAATGTCACCATCATGGCCCGCGACGCCGAAAGTTTCCGACAATCGCGCACGCAAGTCGCGGCCGACATCGCCCGCGCCGTATCGCTGGGCCGAAGGGGCATGTGATGGCGTTCCACGAGGTCCGGTTTCCGGACAATATCAGCAGAGGCGCGCGGGGCGGGCCGGAACGCCGCACCCAGATCGTCGAATTGGCCTCGGGCGACGAAGAGCGCAACGCCAGCTGGGCGAACTCGCGCCGCCGTTACGACGTCGCCTACGGCATTCGCCGCGCCGACGATCTGGCGGCGGTCGTTGCCTTCTTTGAAGCACGAAACGGGCGGCTGTACGGCTTCAGGTTCAAGGACTGGGGCGACCACAAGTCCTGCCTGCCCTCGGGCACGCCATCGCCCACCGATCAGGCGATTGGCACCGGCGATAGCGCGACGACGGCGTTCCAGCTGGTGAAGCGCTACGCCTCCGGTGCGCAATCTTGGACGCGCGCCATCGCGAAGCCGGTGGCAGGTACTGTGCGCATCGCGTTCGGCGGGTTGGAGCAGCCCTCCGGCTGGTCGGTTGATACGACCACTGGCCTCGTCGCCTTCAGCGTCGAACCCGGGGCGGGCGTCGCGATCACCGCAGGCTTCGAATTCGACGTGCCCGTCCGCTTCGACACCGACGCCCTCGACGTGACGCTTGATCTCGAGCGGCTCGGTTCGATCACATCCATCCCACTTCTGGAACTCCGCCGATGAAAAATATTACCCCCGACCTTCAGGCCCATCTCGACGAGGGCACGACGACGCTGTCCTGGTGCTGGCGGATTGCCCGCGCGGATGGCGTGACCTTCGGCTTCACCGACCACGACCGGACGCTCAGCTTCGACGGCACCGATTTCGAGCCGGAAAGCGGGCTGACGGCCTCCGAGGTCCGCTCTGGCTCCGACCTGTCGGTCGACGCGCAGGATGCCGAGGGCGTGCTCACCTCCGACCGGATCACCGAGACCGACATTCTCGATGGCCGCTGGGACAACGCTGAGGTCGAGGTCTGGCGGGTCAACTGGGCCGACACCGGCCAGCGTGTGCTGATGCGGCGCGGCGCCATTGGCCAGATCCGGCGCGGGCGGCTGGCTTTCGTGGCCGAGGTCCGCAGCCTCGCGCATGTGCTGGGCCAAACGGTCGGGCGAACTTTTCAGGCGACCTGCGAAGCCGGGCTCGGGGATACGCACTGCGGCGTCGATCTGGAGAACCCGGCATTCAAAGGTTCGGGCACCGTGCTCGCCCTTCTGCGGGATCGGGCGTTCTCCGCCTCGGGTCTCGGCGGCTTCTCCTCCGGCTGGTTCACCTTCGGTACCGTCGAATGGACCAGCGGGACCAATGCCGGGCGGCGCGCCGAGATCATCGCGCATGACGTGACAGACGGCATCGCGGTGCTGACACTGCTCGAAGCGCCCGTGCGGTCCATTGCCGGAGGCGACGTCTTCATTGTCCGCGCAGGCTGCGACAAGCGCCTGGAGACCTGCGGGGTGAAGTTCGCCAATACCGTCAACTTTCGTGGCTTCCCGCACATCCCCGGCCAGGATGCCGTCCTCCGGTACGCCACCAAGGATGGCGGGCACGAAGGATCGGTGTTGTGACCTCCGCGGATCCCGAGCGTGTCATCGCCATCGCGCGGTCATGGCTCGGCACGCCGTACCATGACCAGGCCAGCCTCCGCGGCGTCGGCTGCGATTGCCTCGGGCTGGCCCGCGGCGTCTGGCGCGAGGTGGTCGGGCCAGAACCGTTCCCGATCCCGCCCTACAGCCGCGATTGGGGCGAGACCGGGCCGCGTGAGGTTCTTGAGGATGGCGCTCGGCGCATGATGCCGGAAATCACACCTTCTGAGGCTGGCCCGGGCGCGCTGGTCCTCTTTCGCATGCAGCCCCGCGCCATCGCCAAGCATGTCGGGATCCTGACCGGGCCCGGCACCTTCCTGCACGCCTATGAGCGCCTCGGCGTGATCGAAGAACCGCTCACCCCATCCTGGCGGCGGCGCATCGCCTTCGCCTTCCGCTTCCCACAACGCTGAGATCCCCACATGGCCACCCTCGTTCTCGGTGCCGCAGGTGCCGCCATTGGCGGCAGCATTGGCGGCGCGATCCTCGGCGTCAGCGCTGCCACGATCGGCGGCTTCATAGGCTCCACCATCGGCTCGGTCGTGGACAGCTGGATCATCTCCTCACTCGCGCCCACTCAGCGGATCGAAGGCGCGCGGCTGGACAATCTGCGCATCACCTCAGCCACCGAAGGGGCAGTGATCCCGCGCATCTATGGCCGCATGCGGATCGGTGGCAACATTGTCTGGGCGACCGATTTCCGCGAGGAGACCAAGACGACCACGCAGGGTGGCGGCAAGGGCGGCGGGGGTGGCGGCAAGGTCAAGACGACTGAGTATTTCTACTACGCGTCCTTTGCGGTCGCGCTTTGCGAGGGGCCGATCACCGGCATCGGCCGCATCTGGGCCGACGGCAAGCTGCTGGACACCGCAGGGGTCACATGGCGCTGGTATCCGGGCGATGAGAGCCAGGCGGCAGATCCGTTCATCACAGCCAAGATGGGCGCGGCCAACACGCCAGCCTATCGCGGCACCGCCTATGTCGTTTTCGAGGACCTGCCGCTTGGCAATTACGGCAATCGCATCCCACAGATGAGTTTTGAGGTGTTCCGTCCGCTTGCAGATCCCGACACCGCGGAGGGTCTGACGCAGGCGGTCACCATGATTCCTGCATCTGGCGAGTTCGCCTATGCCACGCAGGGTATTCGCAAGGGCAGCGGCGGGTCGTCCGAGCCCGAAAACCTCAACGCG